TGAGCATCTTCTGTAGCTCCGCAGTGCTACCGACAAACATAGCGTTGTTGGTGACTTTGGATGGACCTTTCTTTTCTTCGTCAAGATCCTTCATTTTCTTATGTAGGTCTTGGAGTTTCTCAGTCATGTCTGCAACGTGCTTCATTGCCGCTACAGCGACTTCATACGCTCTAGGGTGTCCACTCTCCTGAGCGACCTCTAAGGCACCGTTAACCGCCTCCTGACCCTTGTCTATGAGACTGTATAACTCACCCCTGGTATATTCATAATCCTTCTCACGATCGTTCTTATCGACCTTAGGTGGAACTGGTTTAGATGGTTTACTTTCCTCTACAGGTTCAGCACTGATGTTGAGGATTTCCTCCATATTTTCTTCTAGGCTCATAAGAATTCAAGTCCTTCATTAAATCCAAAGTCATCAGCAGCTGTTACTAATGCGTCATCATTTACATCGACGACACCATCAGAGTTAATGTCTGTAGTTGCTTTGGGTGTATATGTTCTAGTAATAGTTCTACGGTTGACTGCACGATCACCAATGGTCTCGTGAATAATTGCCTTCCTGATGATGTCAGAAGTGCTATATGGACCGTAGAGGTAAGACTTCATTGTGAAGTTCAGAGTATATGCAATGTATCTACGATCATTGAAACTCTCATCCCACTCATCTTCACCTGTAATACTATTGAGAACAATAGCAACATCACGTTTCTCATTCATGTCAGGGATCATGTTGAGAGTGATACTGAAAGATGGTTGGAAGTATGGTAAAATTTGTTCTACAATTTGTAGAGCATCATCTTGTGACTTGGCAATAACACCTAGTTCAAATCCGATGTTATAAGGAACAGGAACATATTGAACTCTGACCTCATCACCATTACCATCAATGATCGTTTTGTATTTTTGAATTGGTGATGTCTTACGGGTAGGATCGTAATCAATGCCTGTGAGTTCAAAGTAGAGGCGTGGTAGAGTAATTGCTACTTTACTTGAGGAAGCATTCTCTGCTAATCGAACTAAGAACTTTTGCTTTGGACCATATGCCAAAGGAACCTTTTGTTCTTCTAGCACTTCTCCTGAAGTAGGATCTGTGCTCTTCATTGTAATATTATTGAAGAGCGTACCAAACGCAATAATGTTCTTGCGAACAATTTGATTATAAAAATGTGATCCTAACATCAGATACTACCTGTAAAATTACCTGCTTCACCAAATGGGTTGCCTTCTGTCCAATCAATAATGTCATCCGCAGCATCCTCAATCTCACGATTTTGATCGTAAGCTGCTGCGCTGGTATTATTTAGAGTGTCAAATGTCTCAGGAGACCACTTAGCACCAGAAGTTAGACCAGTAATTACTTCAGCAGTAGTGAAGGTTCCTGTTCTATTGATGACTTCGAGAGCTCTGGTTGCACTATCCCAGGACTTGACTTCTGCTCTGTTATCTTTGGGGGAGTAGTCAATTGTGACAGTTGGTGCAGAACTATAGCCACTCCCACCAGATGTAACGAGGATGCCATTAACAATACCAGTAGAACTGACTGTAGCAGTCGCAGTAGCACCACTTCCGTCTCCTGTAATGGTTACTGTTGGTGGTGTGGCAACCTTGTAATGCGAACCACCATCTGTAATAGTTATACTAGTAACAGCATCACCTGTAATACTTGCTGTAGCTTTAGCAAGGAACTCATCACCAACAACCTCCTCTCCTACAGTGAAGTCTCCACTACCACCAGGATCCATGAAGAGTTTGATAGCATTGTCAAACGTCTGTTCGATAACATCAATCTCCTCAACTCCAGTGTCAAAGTCATCACTGCCAACCTCATAGATTTCAGCAGTGATAGAATAGAATTGGATCTTACCAAACTGGAAGAATGGTTGTTCTTTTTCTACAAACTTAATCTCGTAGATATCTTTAGTCAATGGGAAGTACAATAGATCTCCCTCATTGGGTCTGCTGTCAGTTGTAAGAGTAGGATTGTATTGCGCTACTACTTCATCCCACCTTCGTGTAGACACACGAAAAATTACCTCGTCTGTAATACGAAGTCCAAACTTACTGACAAATTCTGAGTTGTCTCCAAATCCAGTTACGTTTTGGAGAAGCATTTCTACTTGAAACTGTTCCTGATACTTTGAGTATCTTACTTCATCAAGGGTGTTATCTTGTAGAATAGTTCTTGGTAAGTAGTAGATGTCAGATCCAAATAGTTTGATCTGCTCATCCACAAGATCTTGATACAGACCTTGTTCGCCTGTATCACCTTGATAATACGTTGGAAAATAGGGACTGGTAGGCATCTTATCCGATCATATCCATTGGTGGGATTGCATACTTACTGAGAACTTCGCTTTCGATTTTCTCAATTTCTGCTAGTGCGTCTGTGTATAACTCTCTTCCGTTGAGGGTGATACCACCAGGCAACTGAACATTGTTATACTTGATCAGGTTCATACCCCACTGCTTTTTCATTAAAGCAGTAGCATATCTCTTGACAAACATATCATTATACATTTCAGTAGCATCTTCAGGATCAATCAATCTGTGAGCTTCAATAACAAGATACATTCCTTCTTTTAGGAACTTCTTATTGATGTCAAGATACAAACGATCACGACGCATTGTGTATCTAAACTGCTGGAATGATCCGTTGTTGAGGACCATATCTAGAGTTTCTAGATACTGCTTGTTCATATAATAGTTGAGGATATCAAGTGATCCGAATGCATACAAATCATTCAAGAACAACTGATACTCAACACCAAAAAGATTAGAACGGATTGAGTTGCTGACTAGTCCAAAGACTTTGGTAATACCTACAACATGATCTGGAATAGGAATATAGTTTGTTGCCTCTTCCCAGTTTGTTGTACCACTAGATGTAGTTACTTCACCATCAAATCTAGTCTTATCGTCAGCAGTGATTTCATGCCTTAGATATGACCTCTCCATACCATTGTAGCAGTTCTCTTGAAAGAACTGAATGGTATCGTCAATAACGTTGTTTACCTGTTCGTCGTCAATGTTTACTTGCAGGACAGGCTCACCCAACTGTCTCTTACAATATGTTATGAGATCAGCTCTTGAGTTTGGAGATGCCATTACACACAAAAAATCCCTTCTTACCTATTTAGGAAGAAGGGATTTAGTATTTATTCAGTTGGTGCTTCTGCTGGAACATCTGGGTCTGCTTCACTCTCTAGAAGTCCGAGAGTTTCTAGACCACCCTCTAGTTTGATTTTATATTCTCTTGCTTTTTTCAGGTTATCTTCTAGTTCTGTAATTTGCTTTACAGTCTGAGCAATTTGGTCTTCAAAGTTTTTCTTTAATGCTGCTGGATCCATAGTATACCTCAAAATTTAGATTGGTCGAATGCGTATTCTGCTCTCTCACCATCTTGTAGAACATAATGGAAGAAAGCCTGATGCCAGTACGTATCGTCTGGTATCTTCAACAATTTATTTATTCTTTGTGAAAGTTTCTTGTTTTTATATTTGGACGGTAAACCCTCCCTCCAGTGTGGAACTTCACAACCTTTGTAAATTATACCATCTCCTGGTTCTGTAGTCATTCTTTTTATTCCAGATACACTGTTGTAAAAAGAATAAAATGGATACTCCCCATAGTCTGGAAGATTACTACTGATGGTTACAGAAACAGAAATCTCACATGATGGTCTGTCAATGTGCTGTGGTAGATCTTGTCCTACGAAATAAAATCTATCATAGTAATAAGTTGGATATAACTTCCTGCCAATTACTGCTTCTGTTTTTTTCTTAATTTCGTAGTGAAGTTCTTTATAATCTGGATGGTTATATCTACAGCAAGATCCTTCTACTTGATCTTCTACTTCTTCATATGTGTACTTATCTTCACTCCCAAAGTAGTTTTTTACACCTCTCCAATTAGGAACAGGAACAAACCACTTCTTCGGATCAATCATATCAGAATACCAGTAGGCACCATCGTGTTCTAGTTCTTCTAGTTTTGTTGGTGCAGTTCCTCTACTTTTCTCTGCCCAGTATGCTGTTTCGATATCAATTTCCATTACTTCCACCTCGGACCAACTACCCATCCCACGAGAGATTTACGTACACCTTTTGTCACTTTGAGAACTCTATGTTGTGTACGAGAATCGAAAACAATCATCGTTCCTCTTTTCCTTGGAGCGAAATAGTTTCTACCATTCTCATCTAGTAACTGAAGATTACCACCTTCATAATCATCAGGATTAGATAGTTGCAATACAAATGAAAGTTTTCTTACCTGTTCATGAGACACTGCAACTTGATCGTTAATGTATTGATCTCCAGAAGTATCTTGAGATTGTGGTTTATACATGGTCAAGATACCTGCATCATTATGCCAGTTATAAAACTGACCCTCTTCATATCTAGTGTATTGGATACTGTTTTGATCAATAGCTTTCAGATCATATAGAAAGTTATTGTCATTTGCTAGGGTGATATAGTTCCAAAGAAATCCACTGATCCAGTGTCCTGTAGGAACCCAAGCGTTTTGTGAATTTCTAATTTGTTTATTTACGTCACCACCAGATAGACCAGAATCCTCAAAAGATGCATCGTAGTTTTCTACTAGATCTTTTTCAAGAGTGGTACAAATTTCTTCGGGCAACCCTGTATAGTACCAGACAGACTGAAATGCCATATTAATATTTGGGAATTAAGTTAAACGAAAAAACTATTCTTTCAAGATCACTAGTATTTGGATCTGTATAATGAAGTATTGATGAAGGGAAGAACAATAGCGTTCCACTCTTTACTTCTGGGTAGTAGTAAATTGGTTCTCCATTTATAAAATTATTGAATGGAGAGACGAATGTAACTGCTTTGTGTTGCTCTTCATCGAATTGAATATAGAGAACTGCACTATATCCTATAGCACCATGGTTATGAACACCATGATACATTCCTTTCTTTGCACTCTCAAACCAATATCCATTAGTTTGTAAATGCATCTCTACAGTATTGGCAAAGTCTTCTAGTTCATCTGTAAAATAAGATGCAACTTCTTCCCAATAGTCATGATCATATAAACTATGATAATCACTTAATACATGATCATCTTTTTCTTCCGCAACAACATAGGCATCTGACCTTTTCTTGTGTAGTGCCAGAAGTTTCTCTTGCTTTTCTTCCCAGTTTTTTACTTGATACTTAAAAAGTGGTATAGCAAAAAGAGTTTCAATTTCACTCATAATCAGATGGGTCTGTAGATAGACTTACATCGGTATTGAAAGAAAGGATTGTTTTCCTTCTATCATCTTTTATTTCTGGAGCACAGTGAATAATAAATGACGGGAAAGTTAAAATGTCTCCTTCCTCAACATCGTCGATGTCAAAGGTGCCATCATTATTTAGTGGGTTGACAAAAACGGTTTTTGGAGATCCTTCTGGATATTCTAAGTAATAGACAGAAGACCACTGGCACTGGGTATGAACATGCCACTCATGCGAAGCATTTTTCTCATACTGCTGAAACCACATGTTGATCATCTTGACAGCTTGATATCCTCTATCAAAAAACATTTGTGCATGTTCTTTGTAGATAGCTTCTTGAATATAATTCAGATATTCTCTTGGTTCTTCTCTAGAAACATTCCAATCACATTTGGAGATGTTCGTTTTCAGATACCCATGATCATCAACTGCTTGATATGAACCAGCATTCATTTGATCAATCAACTGGAGAGTTTTTTCTCTCATTTCATCATGAAGCCCGAACCTCATTTTGAGGATCGGGCATGGAATATTATAAATTTGGTGCATGATGTATGTTTGTTTGTCCTTATTATACTATGGGTTCCACTCAATCACAACTCTACCAGATCTTTGAGCACCACCACGATCACTTCTTCTGGGTCCAGGTCCAACAGCGTTGTTTCCTGGTGCTTGTGATAACGATGGACTTGTAATGTAACTTGGGTTGGTGTGTCCTGAACCACCGCCACCACCAAATCCACCAGAATCACCGCCGCCTTCACCGCCGCCGTAACGACCACCGCCGCCACCGCCCGATCCACGGTCTCCAGGGTTTCTAGCACCATATCCACCTTGATAAATGTTATTACCAAGAGAGCTTCGACCACCTGGGTTTCCTGGTGGTCCAGTTCTTCCCTGACCACCTCTTGTTCCAGATCCAGGATTTCCTCTTCTTCTGGGAGCAGCTCCGCCAGCACCTACGCCGTTTTGTGTTCCGCCACCACCACCTCGTGGTCTTCCAGGTTGACCGTTATTACCACCGCCACCATATCCAGGGCGACCAGCACCACCGCCGCCACCACCTGCAAGAATACGAATATTACCTCTTGCAGTAGGACCAACGTAGATACCAGAAGCAGCACCACCGCCAGCACCAGTTCTACCACCACCTGGGTTTCCTCTTCCTCCAGTAAATACTCTGTATGATGTTCCGCCAACAAATGTCATGTTGCCTTGAGCAAAACCACCAGCGCCACCATTACTATCTCCTCCACCAGCACCCCAAACATAAACTGTAGCTGGGGTATCAGCATCAAAAGTTAAGGTCCAGTTTCTTCCTGGTTCATTTGTGCTACTAGGATGTTGGAGGACTAAAGGACTAACAGCTAAGTCTCCACTACCAGTAGATCCACCACTATAACTGAAAGTAGCAGGATCCTGAGCAGTATAAGTTTCTCTCCAAGTTCCTGAGACATTATTGTAAACATTCTGTGCTTGTCTCCAAGTTCCAGTAACGTTATTATAAATCTCAGCGATTTCTCTCCAAGTTCCAGATACGTTATTAAAGATACCCATAGGTCAACTCAAGCGTAATAATTTTCTTCTGCTGGTTTTGTAGGCCAAATAGCATCATCTTCTAGACGTGTGTTTGGTCTATCAATTTCACGAATGTTTGTGACAGTAGCAGGGAAGTCACGAAGTGCTTGACGATATGTCTTTACTTCTTCAGAGATTGTTCTTCCACTTTCTAGACCTCTGAGCATGATAACATCAGTCTCAGCAAGTCTTCTATTTCTGTGCTCTCTAAGAGATTCCCAGATGATTTCTTCTTTCTCTGCTACATCTTCTTCTGGCAAAGAAACTACAGAGAAAGTTTTTGTGATGGTTTTGAGTTCTTCATTTCTAACCCATCTATCTTCTTCATCGACATAGAAAGTTTTATCAAAATCTAATACATCTTCATTTGGATAGTTTCCTTCGATGATGTCCCAGACTTCGTATTTAACATTAACAGTTTTTCCGTTTCCAGCAACTGCCCACTCTGAGATAGGACGACGATTAATCTCATGGGTATCATCGTTCTTTTCTTCTGGGAAGTTATCGACGACAAGCATCCATCCTTCATTTTTATAAAGGTACTCGTCATCTACGAGAGCCTGGTTTTGATATGTCCAACCAGGATGCTTTCTCTCTTTGCTTTCTGGGGTTAGATATGACTTTGCTTTTTGCCTTGATTGATACTCTTCGGTAGGAGAAGGGAGAGTATCTGGCATCCAAAAATCTTGTTCTTCTGACATTTTTCCTCTTTAATCAGTATTTGTACCAGATATCACCGTTGCTTCCACCAGATGGGTTGCCAGTAGAAACTGTCTTAGCACCCCATCCGTTAGAATAAGCACCTGATGTTGGGTTAACAGTAATGTTTGCAGAACCATCAAACGATACACCGTTAATGTTTCTAGCAGTGGCAAGTCTGGTAGCACTATCAACATCCAGAGTATTGATATTCAACCATGTTGGGGTAGTACCGCCCGACAAAACTTGTGCGCTTCCACCAGCAGTTAACTTTGCAGTTGTTCCTGATGCAGACTGATATAAAATCTGTCCAGCAGAACCACCTGTGATATTTGTTGCAGCGGTAACACCCGATCCAACAAATGAACCGTTAGAAACGTATGTTACCCCTGCAGTAGTCTGCAAAGTATCACACTTTAGAATACTTGCCATTTTACTATCTTGTTCCCGTTGTTATTTATATTTATTTAGATGATAGACCATGCACCGCCATCTAGAATAGTGACGATGTTGTTTCCAGTAATTTCAATTGGTCCAGCAGACATACAGTTTGTGTTTGCAGGAACAGTGACGTTTTCTGCAATTGTATTTCTGTTTGCCTTCATGACGCCATAGGTATCAATATACTGTCTGTCGCCCATCACTCTCATAGCGGTGTCGTTATTGTTATTGGATGCACTTGCAGTAGTGGTTCCGAAAGAAGCACCAATGAAGTTAGAAGATCCATTAACATGTAGAGTGTAATCAGGATCTGCCTGATTAATACCAACACTAGAAATCCTGTAAATATTTCCGCCAGTTGTACTTTCTGTCCATCTAGAAGTAACGAATGGATCTCCATTTTGATATAGATTACCATTCATGTTGATGTTACCTTCAACATTCAACTGCATGTCAACACTGTTGACAGTAGTAGTTGTGGTGTTGATACCAACTCTATTTGTAGAACCGATAATTGTAATCGCAGGTGTAGAGTTCCAATCAACAGCACCGTTTGAAGTTGATGCTTGAATAGTGAATAGATCGTCTGCTACGAGTTGGTTACCAATTCTAAAGTTTTTAAAGGAACTGGAACCACGGAAGACAACTGGAGCGCCGCTGTTGTCAGCAGCATCATCAATTGTAATACCATCCTTAGTATAGACACTACCATTAACTTCAAGAGTATAAGTTGGTTGACGGTTGATACCAATACCAATATTTCTGGATGCAAGAATGTCACCAGTAACTTTAAATGCTAGTTCTGTTTCGGTGCCTTCAACGTTGAATACTTCGCCATAGTCACTGTTAGGAGTTGCACCATCAGAGTGATTATATCTGATAGTACCTTGCTGAGCATAATTTCCACTCTGATGATCACTAAATCTAATTCTTGCTCCAGTAGAAGGAGCATTAGCAGCAGTGCGGACTACGATGCCACCATCACCTCTAACTTCCAAAGGAGCCATTGGTGCGCTGCCAGTATTAATACCGAGACGCTTAGTAGATACATCGACAAATATTACTTCAGTTTGACCGTCAGCTCCAACCGAAAGATCGTCACTGACTGATAAAGTAGACTGCAGTGTGGTAGTACCACCAACTGTTAAAGATGCACTAGTGCCACTTAGGATCAAAGATCCTGTCATAGTGTCGCCAGCTTTCAGTACGTTATTAGATGCAGAACCATTCAATGCTGCGGTGATTGTTCCTGCAGAGAAGTTACCAACAGCGTCACGCTTAACAGCAGTATTAACAACGTTAGCAGATTGGAATGTAATGTTTCCAGCGTTCCAAACTTGGTTGCTGTTAATTGTAAAACCATCAGCGTTGATAACTTGTACGTTCAGAGTACCAGAACCATCAGTTCCGTTACCACCAGCTGCTACAAGTGCAACGTTATAGTTTGCTGCTACAGCAGAACTGTTGAAATATAGACCAGGAGAAGATGCAACTCCATCTGTTCTGCCAAGTCTTAAGTTACCTGTTCCGCTGTCACTTTCTAGTTTAGCAACATCAATTGTATTTCCAGGTTCAATACTAAAGTCTTGGAATGGTTCACGTACTACAGAAGTACCAATTGTAATTGCACCAATGAAGTTACCAGTAGTCAGACGACCGATAAGGATGGTGTAGTCTGCAAAACTGTCTGCTTCATCATTGATGATGACGTTATCAATTGTAAACTGTCCAGTTCCCTGAGTTTGAGCATTGTAAAGGTTGACAGTATTACCAGGAGTAAATGGCGATGCGTTTAGAACTCTACCGCTGATGTAGATTTGATATCTAGGATCTCCATTGAATGATTTAATTGTGATATCATCACGGATAGATGTTGCACTAATAAATCTAGGAAGTCTCTCATCAGATAGAGTTCCGTAGTTTACGTTTAGTGCATTTTGATACCAAACTCCTTGTTTATTGTCAAGTCTGTCAGCGTCAAGTCCAGAACCAACACCATCATTACCAGAACTCCAAATCTTATACCAAGATCCAAATGTGGTTACTCCAGTTCCAGAACCACGAATCCACATGTTGTCATTATCAGTAAATGCCAACTGTCTAACACCACCGTATGTGGTGTCAAAACCTTGACCGCCATTTCTAATAGTTAGTGCTAGGTTTTTAGATCCACCATCACTCAATCCATTTGCAGCATTATTGACAGTGTTTGCAATAATACCTTCAACAAAGTTGTTTGGTGATGGGTTTGAAGTTGGGTTGTTAGTACCAGTAATCAGACGAATAGTATTCGCAGAAGAACCAGAAATACTGATGTTGTATGTACCAGCAAGTCTATCTGGATTAACTGTACCAGAGTTAAGGTTTGTTGCATTCAGGTAGAAAGAACCTTGTGCGCCATCTAGCAAGTCAGCGTCTAGACCACTATCAGCACCAGTTTTCAGTGTGACAGAACCGTTACCTTCTGTACCAATATCGAATTGGGATTTCTTAAATCTGGAAACACCAATTGTACCGAACAGGTCAGCAGAAACTGTTAGGTCTGTTACTCTAGCAACGTCAATAGAAACGTTTGCAAATTGTTTGTTGACAGTAGAGAGTTTTGCTGCAAGAACCATGCTAGATCCTGCACCAATATCAGTTGGAGCAGAAATGACATTGAAGTCAGCTGTGTATCCAGTACCACCATCAGTAACAGTGACATCAGTAATAGTATTACCAGAAACAGTAATGTTTGCTCTGAGACCAGTACCAGTTCCACCAAGTAGTTGTTGGTCAAAATACTGACCGTCTGTAAAACCAACACCACCATTTGCAATTACAATACTGTCTACATATCCACCTTGAGTATAAGTAGATTCAAACTGAACAGGTGATGGACCTCTATCAAATTCAATGATAGTTCCTGCGGGAATTGTAGAAGTTAGTGTACTACTGAGAGAAATTGTTGTAGTTCCGCCAGATGTTAATACTCCATCGATGTTGGTATTTGGTTGAATACCAGTTACATTATTAACAACCTCATGTCCAATAAGAACATCAGAGTTGGTTGCAAACCTCATTTCGTTTGAACCAGAGGTTGCAGAAACGGTTAACTTCGCGAAGTATCTTTCTTCGCTACTCTTGAGAGATTGTAGTGCGAGTGCCCAGTTCTGGTCTCCACGTAGGAAGGTGAACGAGTTTGCCGTTCCACCAGATGCAATAACATTTGCTGGAATTGGACCACCAATTAGAGTAGAACCATCGACTGTACTGGAAGTTAGCGATACCCAGTTGTTAGCATCAAACGATGAAGTATTGAGAACTCTGGTTAGAGTTACAGTCACTGATGGAATATCACTACTCTCAATAGTGTCGTTCTGATCAATTGCGACATTGTTGACAATATCACCGTATAGTCTGCTTTCAATTAGACCAACACCACTAGCTTGTGTTCCAGATCCTGGTGGAGCAGAGAATGTGATTGTTGGTGCGGTGGTGTATCCTTTACCACCCTTATAACCATTAAATTCAATAATAGTTACGGTAACAACTTCTCCATTAGCAATGGTACAATTTGCAGCTGCCTGTACAGCACCCAATCCAGGGTTACCGCCAGTAATTTGTACTTGGGGTGGTTGTGTATATCCAGAACCACCGTCAGTGATATTGATTTGGTGTAGAATACCCTGTCTATATTCTGTAGCTTGAATACGACCAGTTGTAATACTTCCTTCAAAGATATCACCAATGGTGAACTGAAGTGTAGGATCTACATTAAATGCCAAGAACAGACTATCAAGATCATTGTTTAGAATGAATGATCTTGTAACGTCCTGTTGAATGGCAATGTCGCCAGCAAGTGCGCCTTCTAATTGCAGTCTTTCATTCTGGTCTGCAACAGTATAGACTTCAAAAGGTCTGAGTGCTGGGATCTGGTCAATAGAAATCTTACCACTATCAGTAAGTTCAACCAATGCTCTAGGAACAGCGTTCGTGGAATATGGTTTGTTGATGTAAGGTCCAAGGTTGTTAGTGATATAATCCTTAACTGCCTTCTGAGTAGGTAGTTTAGAATCAGTGGAGTTAGCGCCACCCAGTGTGTTGGATGCGTCGAAACCAGTAACAACAACGTCACCGCCCTTCAGTTTCAAGAATTCAACTTCAGAGATAGTAACCGTACCAGTAAAGGTGATAGCACCAGTTCTGTTTTCAATTCTTGCGAATGTACCAACCTTGAAGTCGCCAAGTTCGTCAGTACCAGAGACATAGACACGACCATAATTTTCAGATACTTGCTCGTTTGCCTCAACCTTTGTACCACCGTTCTCAGGCAGTGCTAGGTAGTTAGTACCAGAACCTGCAAATTCCCAGGTGTGGGAGGAGGAGTTAACAATAGATGGTCTGTGTAGTCTGATTGTTTGTCCTAGAAGATTTGGAGCGCCTACAGCAGCCTGATCACTATCTCTAATTACACTCAGTGGATCTCCAGTACCATTGTCGATTGTTAGTGTTGCAGAGAAAGGAGGACCAACAGTAACTCCAGATACAGTATCAATGAAGAATTCAATATCTTCATCAACGTTGGAGTGTCCGTCAAACTTACAGATATAGTGTTCTAGTGGTTCTCTTCCTAGACCATCAACGGTAAGAATAGTTCTACCTGTTGGTGTTGCAGAAGCATTTACGACAGTACCAACGTCAAAGGTGTATGCTTCCTCTCTATATCCAGTACCTCTTAGTGCAAACTGACCGAAGTTTGTAGCAGAGTTGGTGATAGATGCATAACCACCAGATTCGCAAAGAACACCATCAGCACAGAAGATAACGAAGACCGAAACCAACTG